GTTCAGTTTTAGCTGAAGATGCTATTAAAGCAGCTATCGCTGATCTTCAAAATAAACAAGTAAAAGCAGCCAAGTGTGTCTGCAAAGTATGAATACAGTAATGTTAATCTCAGCGCTTTCATTAAGCGCAATCGCAGCATTTTACTCGATCGCTGGACTAGCTGCCATATTCGCTGCAGCTGTGGTGCCTATCATCATCATGGGAGGCATCTTAGAAGTATCTAAGTTGGTCGTCGCGTCATGGTTATACCAGAACTGGGATGAAGTCCCATTCTCATTCAAAGCATACTTTACTTCTGCTATCGTTATCCTCATGATGTTAACATCTATGGGTATCTTTGGCTTCTTATCAAAGGCACACTTAGACCAAGCAGTTCCAGCTGGAGATATTACAGCTCAGGTCCAGATCTTTGATGACAAGATCAAGACTGAAAGAGAGAACATTGAAGCAGCTCGTAAAGCATTAAAACAAATGGACGCTCAGGTAGACGAGAAGCTTGCTCGTACTACAGACGATAAAGGAACAGAACGTGCAGTACAGATCCGTAGAGCTCAATCATCTGAACGTAAGAAACTACAGAACGAGATCACTGTAGCTCAGGCATCTATAGTTAAACTACAAGCTGAGCGAGCTCCTGTCGCATCTCAAGCTCGTAAGGTCGAGGCTGAAGTTGGTCCGGTTAAGTATATCGCAGCTTTAATCTATGGAGATACCTTAGACCAGAACATGCTGGAAAAAGCTGTCCGTTGGGTCATCATCATGATCGTCTTGGTGTTTGATCCGCTTGCAGTTCTTATGCTAGTGGCAGTAAACTGGTCTTTAAAAAAAAGACAACCTGAAGTAGAGCCGGAAGAACTTCCTGAGGATCTATCACCTTGGCTGAATTATCCTATTGATTTAAAGAAACCAAAAAGAAAACCCCGTAAACGTAAGTGGCTTGAACCTGATCCTGTACCTCTACCAGAGGAAGCAGAATGGAATGATGGAACACATTATGATCCAGATGAGTATGTCTCCCCTTCAAAGACCATTGAGCAAGAAGTTGACGAACTTAATCATAAGCCTTTGAATTCATTAGAAAGATTAAATAAAAAATACGGACCCTAAACTATTATAAATAGTACATGGGCGATATTTTTAAACTAATTGCTGATGTAGGATTCCCAATAGCCGGAGCATGTGCTGCTGGATATTTTGTGTTTCTTACCGTTAAATTTATCCTTGATGGGGTGACAGGCTCAGTAAAGGGTATGTCTAACATCATTAAAGCTTTGGATAGACGGGTAGCAGCAATGAATCACGACGTTATTCGCATAGATACTAAGGTGTCTCATGCATTAGGTATACCACCAGATCTAGATAGGATCGCGAGGGCCGAACAGTCAGACGCTAGGAGAGACTAGTGGAAGATATAGCTGACTTAATAAGCAAGTATGGGTTTCCCATCGTTGCAGCAGGCGGATTAGGATACTTCGTCTACTATATATGGAAATGGGTAACTGAAGAGATAGACCCTGTAATAGGTGAATCAAATAAAGTTTTAATTGAACTGATCGATCGTATCCGCATGTTGGATAATGACTTGATCAGGCTCAACCAAAAAGTGAATGTCATTTTGTCTTTAAGAGAGAGGGAAGAAAATGAAGTTCACGATAAGGATACTAAGTCTTAGTATTTTACTGATAGGTTGTGTCGCTCAGGCCCAACCACTCCCTGATTATACGTTCAAGAATCCATCCTTTAATGGAAATGGATACAGTAGCCACATATTGACTATTGAAAATCAAGAACGAACACGAAAAGATAATATCAAGAAAGAGATCCAAGCTGCATTAGATAAAGCAAAAAACGATGCTAACAACACTAATGTAGCTAAGTTCCTTAACAACCTTGAAAGCCGTATATATGCACAGATTAGTCAAAACCTAGCAACAGAGATGTTTGCAGATGGTGGTGCAACAAGTGGTACATTAAATTTCGAAGGTAACATCATAAATTGGAACAGGACTGGTACTGAGATCACAATGAACGTGACTGACTATCTAGGCAGCACAACGACTGTTGTTATACCACTAGGACAGTGGCAATTCTAAAATGTATAAACTACTAATTTTATTATCGCTGATGTTTTTAGCTGGTTGTGCAACTACTCGCGTAGTCACTACACCAGAAAAGCCTGTAGAGGTGAAGAGTATCATGCAAAAAGAGTTTGATACTATACCTCCACCTGCTGGTAGACCGATTATCGTAGCTGTATATACGTTTATTGATAAGACTGGTCAAAGAAGACCTGCTGCTAATTTTGCAAACCTTAGTTCAGCGGTAACACAAGGAGCCGAGGCTTTCTTAATAAAGGCTTTACAAGATGTAGGTAAAGGTGTTTGGTTTGAAGTCGTCGAAAGGGTAGGTATCGATAGCTTGACTAAAGAGAGACAACTAATTCGTCAGATGCGTGAGGCGTATGATGGTCCTAAAGCTAAACCGTTAGGTCCAATGCTTTATGCAGGTGTCATCGTAGAAGGTGGTATAACTGGATATGATACAAGCGTTAAGAGTGGTGGTAGTGCTGCACGTATGTTAGGCATTGGACCACAGACACAATACAGCGAAGACATAGTAACAGTAAGTCTTAGAGTTATTAGTGTAAACTCTGGTAAAGTTTTAGCTGCTGTAAATATACAGAAAACTATTTACAGCGCTAGTGATAGCATGGCAGTATTAAAGTTTATTAAAGATGGAACACAGGCATTTGAGATAGAAAGTGGGTTAACCATAAATGAGCCTGGAACTCAAGCAGTAAAAGCTGCTATAGAGAGTGCAGTAGTAGAGTTAATAAAAGAAGGTAGCAAGAAAGGTATCTGGGAATTCTCCTATGAACCCTTGCAACCACAATAAGGAAAGATGATGATAAAATCATTAAAACTTTTTATCATGATTTTATTATTAAGTTTCAATGCATGGGCTGCAGACAATAGTATCTACATTGATCAAAGTGGTGATAACAGCACCATCGATGTGATACAAACTGGTGCAGGTAACGTCATACGTGGCATACAAGGAGTTGGTACAGGTAACACAACACCAGCAAAGATGTATGGTAACAACAGTGTAATCGATATCCAACAAATTGGTAGTACTAACACATTAAACTTAGGTTTAAACGTAAGTACAGCAGTTGGTCGTGCGTATGGTATCGACTTAACATACTATGTAACTGGTAATAATGGTACAGCAACCATCAACAGTAACAATGCTGGTTCAGGTACAAGTGGAAGTAACTTCATAGATGTGCGTCAAACTGGTAACAGTGCAAGCATTAACTTGAACGTATTAGGTAGTAAGAATGACTTTACTGCTGTTACATCAGGTGGAGCTTCTAACAGTATCACTGCTACTATTAATGCAAACGAGACAGTAAGTAATATTAGTATGACTGGTGGTGCAAGTAATACATTTACTGGTACTCTTAGCAGCAACAAAGGTCAAGTTAACGTAACTACTGTTGGCGCAAGTAATGGTGTGACACTATCGCAAACTGGTACTGCTGGTATTAATGGTCATGAATTTACACTAAACCTAACTGGATCTAGTAACACGTTTGGTGTTACTCAATCTGGAACTATTGACACAACAGTTAATGTATTGAGTTCTGGAAGCGGTAATACATGGAACATTACTACTGGAAATTAATATGTATCATATTGCTCTGGCCGCAACTAACACTTGCGGCCGTGGGTAGTATAACTGAACTTCAAAACACCCCCGCAAACATCCAACGTAAAGGCTCTAGTCTTACCGGAAATAAAGGTATAGGTGTAGAGATGAACGACGTCGTCAAGACGGCTCAAGGCAAAACAGGTATAACTTTTGCTGACGACACAAGAGTACAAGTAAGTGAAAACAGTAAGCTAGTCATCGATGACTTTGTGTATGACCCTAATAGCAAGAAGGGTGGTAAGCTTGCAATGAAGGTCGCTTTAGGCACAGTACGTTATGCATCAGGTGCAGTCGCACATAATAACCCAGACAACGTTAAGATCAATACACCAAGCGCTACTATCGCAGTCAGAGGTACAGACTTTACTGCTACAGTAGACGAGTTAGGTAGGAGCACCATAATCTTATTACCAAGTTGTCCTAAAGATTATAAAGACGTCATACTTGATTGTAAGACTGGTAAAATCGAAGTACTTACAGACGAAGGCAAAGTTGTATTAGATCAACCGTTTCAAGCCACGAGGGTTGATAACAGAGATAGTAAGCCGTTTAAACCAGTTACTTTAAACTTAGATGAAACTCAAATAAGTAACATACTCATATTAAGTCCACCAAAAGAGCTTAGAGAGTCTGATGAAGATAAATCTAAGAAGAGATCTGAAGTAAAAGGTGCACTAGATGTAGACTTCTTAGCGGAGAACAAACTCATAAACGTGTTAGAAAAACAGGCAGCTGAGACATATAAGAGCAAGCTAGATCGAAACTTCTTAGATAATGATTTATTAGCAAACATACTAGACATCATCAATGCACAATTAGCAGCTCAATTAGATCTATTAGGTAAGACTAAGTCTGGATTATTACCAGATTATATACCAACTTCTGGTGTATTAGTTGAAGTCGATGATCTACAAGTCACATTATGTCGTGAAGGTAACGGAGATGTACAATGCATCACGACTCCAAAAAATCAAAATACAACCATAACACAAACTCAAGGACCAGTAGAGATCAAGAATAGGATTAACAATGGTGGTAACACGGTTATTAACGCTACTCAAAATTAGTCTATTGTTATTTTGCTTAGGTGCAAAAGCTGAAACTTTAGGTATAGGCTTTGAAAATAATAGCATAGACGGGTGGACAGTTTCTGGAACATTAGCCGCTACGAAGAGTACATGGAGTTCTACAGGAGTGGGTGTAGCTCTTACCACAGGAGTTACAAACTATAGTCCAGGTGGAGGTAAGACGTGGAACATAAACCCATATGGATCTTATATGGCTAGTATACAAGCTGGATCTTCAAACACTGTTACTTTTGATAGTGCTATCAGCAGCTTAGGGTTGACTGGCACTGAAAATACTGCTATTAAACAATACCTGACATATCAATCACAAAACGGTGGAGGTGGAAACCCTACTCCAACTAATTCTAGCTGGATGAAAAAAACTTTTACGTTACAAACTGGTGTAACATACACGATTGCTTGGCAATACTTGAGTACAGACTACACACCATATAATGACGGTAGTATCATGACACTAACACACACTAGTAATGCTAATATCATGCCAACACTAAACAACCTTGCACAAAGATATGCATTGTTAGGTTTTACAAATCCTGGAACCGGTAACTATGCTACAGGCAGTTATGGAGCTACAGGATGGCAAGTAGCTCAGTTTACTGTTCCAGAAAATGGTAGTTATACTTTAGGCTTTGCATCGTTTAACTTAGGTGACACTGCATTGAGTCCTATCTTATTCATAGACGTCATGCAAGGAACTACTACACTCAATGGACAAACGTTTACACCAGTAACACCAAATGCTGGTAGCTCTGCTCCACCTCCTCCAGCTCCAGGCCCATCTTACAGTTCTGGAATAACACCAGCACAAACGACTACAAAGAACAATGCAAATACTATCAGACAAGGACAACATGGTAACGAGATATACGTTGAACAGTCTGGAAATAACAACACCTTTGATATTAGTCAAGGAGCTACAGTTACGGGTAAAGCTAGGATAGAACTATATTCTACGGGAGATAATAATACTTTTAACTTGAAACAAGGAAAGAACTCTGATGGCACTACGCCTTTGGCTGATAGTAATAATCATTACTTATACTTTAACCTAAACGGTAGCTCAAACAATATCACTACAAGACAAGTGGATGGGACGACTTCAGGATCTGGTCATTTTAATCATTCGACTGTGGCTGGAAGCAATAACAGTATATTAAACTTACAAACTGGATCTGGTAGCAAGACTTTATTTCAAAGCGTAACTGGTAATAATAACACTGTGTCGACTACTCAGCAAGATTCTGGTCAACACTACTTAGACCTTAAACTAACTGGTCCTGGTCATAACACGACCATACTTCAGTCTGGTTCAGGTAATCATGCAGCAACCATAGACTTAACAAATTCTGGTGGAGCAGCTACATTAAACCTTAATCAGTCAGGATCAACTAATCAAGTTTACAGTATCCAACAAAGTTGTGTTACTGCTGCAGGTTGCTCAACAAGCATCACACAACCATAGATAAATAACAAATGAAAAAGTATAAGACTATTTGCATCTCTGACACTCATCTTGGTTCTAAGGATGCTAAGGCTGATCTACTTAATAATTTCCTTAAACACCATGAATGTGATAATCTGTTCTTAGTAGGAGACATCATAGATGGATGGAAGATACAGCAGAACAAATGGAAATGGAAGCAAAGCCATACTAATGTTATCCGTAGGATACTAGGTTATGCTAAACGTGGAACTAAGGTTACATATGTGACTGGCAACCATGATGAGTTCCTTAGACCATTCGTCAATCAGTTTGCTTTAGGTTCTATTACTATATGTAACCAAGCAGAGTATAGAGACACTGATGGAAACCTATTCTTAGTAACACATGGTGACATGTTTGATGGTATTACAAGAGTTGGTAAATGGATTGGGTTTCTTGGCGATACAGCTTATGATTGTGTATTATGGATCAATACTAAATTTAACTACATAAGACATAGGTTAGGGTTTGGTTATTGGTCATTAAGTAAGTTTCTTAAACATCAAGTAAAGAAAGCGATAGATTTTGTATTCAAATTCGAAGAAAACCTTGCAGGATACTGTGAACGAAAAAACTTTGATGGAGTTATTTGCGGCCATATCCATACTCCACAGATTAAGACAATCAATGGAATAATCTACATGAATGATGGTGACTGGGTAGAATCATGCTCAGCTCTTGTAGAACATGAAGATGGTAAATGGGAAATAATTTATTGGAATGAGATCATATGAAGATATTAATAGTAACAGACAATTTAAGAGATCAAGTCAATGGCGTTGTCACTACATACAAAAATATTGAGGATCATGCTGTTTCTGCTGGTCATAGTATTGTTTATCTTGATCCCGGGAAGTTCCGTCATATTAGCTGTCCTTTTTATCCTGAGGTCAAACTTTCCCTTCCTTCGTTCTTTATCAGTAAGATTAAGAAGATGGGTGCGGATCGTATTCACATCGCGACAGAGGGACCGCTAGGACTATTTGCAAAGTTCTACTGTGACGCAAACAAGATACCATACACTACAGCGTATCATACTAAGTTTCCAGAATTCTTAAAAAAATTATTATGGATACCTACATCTATCACATATAGGTATCTTAAATGGTTTCACAAGTATTCAAAAGCTGTGTTAGTACCGAGTGAATCGATGAGCATAGAATTGCAATCTAAGGGGTTTGTAAATCTAGTTATATGGACTAGAGGCGTATCAAAAGATCTCATAGAAAAGCGTAAAGACAAAACAAAGAATATGCCTCCAAAGATTTTGTATGTAGGTCGGGTAAGCAAAGAAAAGAACTTAGAAGACTTATGTAATTTACAAAATATGTATGATATCACTGTAGTCGGAGACGGGCCTATTTTACCTCAGCTGATCCGCAAATACAGAAAGGTTAACTTTACTGGTTATAAATTTGGAGATGAATTAAAGCAAATATATGTAGAGAACGACATATTTGTTTTCCCAAGTCTAACTGATACTTTTGGTATAGTTATCATAGAAGCTTTATGTAATGGATTACCTGTAGCAGCATATAGGGTAACTGGTCCACAAGATATCATTGAATATGGTGTTACAGGATATCTAAGCATGTATGGCAATGGGTTACAGTCTGCTATAGAAAAATGTAAGTCATTAGATAACGTTAAAGTACAAGAATTATCTATTAAAACATGGACTTGGAAAAATTGTTTTGATATATTTATCAAAGCTGTTAAATAATTTTACTTTAATTAACTATAGGAGTATAATGTCAATATGAGTTTCCTTGTAGCTAACTTGCCTCCAGTACATTGCTATGTTCGTAAGGAGTTCTTATATGATTTTAAATCTGGTCATGGCGAATATGAGTCATGTATATGGGTTAGTATCAAGAGCCTTCGTAGTCAAGCATTTAGGATAGAGTCATACTTCCCAAGATACGGAGCTTTATATGATAAGTTGCCGTTGCATGCTTATGTAAGTAGAACGACTGATCTAGAACCTGAAAAGTTCTTATCACTAGACACTTTACAGATATGGGATTGTTTTAGTTATGACATAGCAGTCATACAAAAAGCATTCTTAAGGAATCTAAGCTGTAAGATATATGCTAAAGATAAACAGTTTCATCATGGTGACTATATGTTTACGGTAGATAATTCAGCTCCAGACTTAAACATACTAGATACGAGTTACAGTGAAGTTCCAGAAGATCATAAGAGTTTTAACTTTATACAACTAAACAATGGACAGTATGCTGCTCAGCCGAATAACAGGTGTATATTCTTTGATGCAGCAAGTAATCCAAAAGAGATGTTATTCCCTGATTTTAAAGTCTGCACCAAGAAGTATGTGGTAGAGACTAATCCTAAATGGAGACTAGGTGATAGCGATACAGTAACATACGAATAAATAAACATATGAAAAAATTACTTAGCCCATGGTTTGCACTAGTCACCCTATTAGTTTTAGTAGGCATTAGAGTATCAGATCCATCATTTGTAGAGTCAGTTCGTCTTAGATACTTTGACACGCTGATCACAAGTAAACCTGTAGTACAATCAAAACAAGTCCATGTCGTAAACATAGATGATAAGTCTATAGAACACCTTGGGCAATTTCCATTTCCAAGGACCCAATATGCAAATATCATCGAAGATCTTTACAGCCGTGGGGCTGGTCTTGTTGTCTTTAATCTGTTTATGCCTGATAGTGATAGGTTTGGAAAAGATGCTGGACTGGCTGATACCCTTACTAGGCATCCTGTAGTATTACCACAAGTCGCAACATCAGACAAACAAAAACCTGGTGCATTTAGACCGGGAGTATCAGAAATCGGAGGCAAAGCTTCTGATCATGCAGTAAACTATCCGGGCATTCAAGCCAATATATCATCATTTAACAGCAAAGCTGCTGGAATAGGAGTCGTAAATGTATTACCTGAAATTGATGGTGTTGTTCGTCGTATCCCTATGGTCGTCGCAAGTGATGGCCAATTGTACCCAAGTATCAGTCTTGAAACAATGCGTGTTGCAGTTGGAGACCCAAGTTTCCAAGTCAAGTCAAACGCAAACGGGATTGAAGCTGTCAGAATACCTAGCTTCGCCAAGGTCGTCACAGACCCAATGGGTAGAATATGGGTCGATTGGAGTTCCACGCCGATTGAACACAGTCTTGTGGGATTACCCAAGTCATTCGATGGAGGTATCGTCATCGTTGGGTTATCGGCACGCGGACTTAACAATCCCGTTGCAACCCCACGAGGAGCCGTCTATCCTCATTATGTACAAGCTTCAGTTTTAGATACACTAACATCTGGCACCAACATATCTCGTCCTGATTGGGCAGATGGTGCTGAGATGCTTGCTATAGTTGTATTATCAATCATCATAATCTTTTTAACGAGGTGGAAATATGCTATTCTTCCTATCATTGGTATTATTGGTTCTATATATTACGCTTCTCGCTACATGTTCGCCCATCAAGGTATTCTGTTGGACGGCATTTATCCTATTATTAGCTTGTCTGTTGTCTATGGTCATGCATACACCGTTAAGTTCATTTCTGAATTAAACCAAAAGCTACAGATCAAGAAACAATTTGGTACATACTTATCGCCAGCAATGGTTGAAAAGTTACAAAAGAACCCAGAGCTATTGAAGCTTGGTGGTGAGACTAGAGAATTATCAATCATGTTTACAGACGTTCGTGGCTTCACGACTATCTCAGAACATTATGGTAAAGACGTTCAAGGTCTGACTAAGATCATGAACAGATACATGACAGCCATGACAGCAAAGATCATTGAAAATAATGGTACACTTGATAAGTATATAGGTGATGCTCAGATGGCTTTTTGGAATGCTCCTTTAGATGATAAGGATCATGCATTAAATGCAGTTAAGACTGGATTGGAGATGTTAAATGATTTGGATAAATTCAATGAAGAGATCGCTAAAGAAAATATACCAGCGTTCGGTATGGGACTTGGTATTAACAGCGGCGACGTGGTTGTTGGGAATATGGGTAGCAGCCAGCGTTTTGATTACACTTGTCTTGGTGATGCGGTCAATCTTGCTTCCCGTTTAGAAGGACAATCAAAGAACTATGGTGTACGTATCGTATTAGGTACAAAGACCGCAGAGTATGCTAAAGAAGTTTATTCAGTCGTAGAGATGGATACGATCGCTGTTAAGGGCAAGACCGAAGGAGTTAAGGTATACACGATAGGCGAGACTATTAAACATAAACATGAAGAGTATCTAAAAGAATACTATCGCGGTAATTGGAAACGTGCTACAGAATGGGCACAAGAACTCATCGATGATAAGAACGTTACTATCAAAGACTACTATCACAAGATGATAGAACGAATGGACGAAGGCCTCCCTGCTGAGTGGGACGGTGTATATCGAGCCACAAGCAAGTAATGAAGTTCTTAATTTTACTTTTATTAGCATTCAACTGCTATGCTCAAGACATAACTGCTAACTCATGGGTGGTGACAGATGAAGATGGAAAGGTGATCGCGGGGCAAAATATTGCAGAAGTCAGGTCAATAGCATCTATCACAAAACTAGTCACAGCGATGACCATATTAAACAGCGGAGAGAACATAGAAGCTCCAGTCAAGACTAAAGCTTTTGGTATGATAACACGCCATCAGCTGATAGACATGGCCATAGTAAAGTCAAATAACCAAACTGCAGACTTATTATGTCAGTTATATGTAGGTGGATATGACAGGTGTATAGCTGACATGAATCACTTGTTATTTAAGCTTAACCTACTCAACACCATCGTCTATGATGCTACTGGTCTTGATAGACGTAACAAATCCACAGCCATGGAGCTAACACAGTTAGTCCAGGAAGCTGCAAAATATCCAGAATTAGTCAACGCATCTCAACAGGCAAAGATCAAGATTAAGACCAAGAAGCGTTTCTGGGTCTTTAAGAACACTAACCCTCTCATAGGTAAACGTCAGGACATACTGATCTCCAAGACAGGCTATACAAGGCCTGCCGGAGGCTGCCTGGCGATGCTTATGTCCACAGATAAGGGCCAGAGATCAGTCGTGGTTTTAGGCTCCCAGAACACTCATACACGCATCCCCGAAGCTGAATTCTTAGCTGAAAATTACTAATAAAATCATAGGTTTATAAGTTATTGATTTATATAGATAATTTATTTTAGTCCAGACTATGTACATTAATTAGCCTTTTCTGTATAATGGTTCTATACTAATTAATAACGGAGAGAAAACTATGAAGACAAATACAGAACAATTAGCTTGGGAAATTCAAGCTTATGGCATGACAAAAGCTCAATTAAATCTAATGGTAAAACAACAAGCTTTTCCAGGTACTGAGATGATGTTTGCAGTTGGCTTATTAAGCGACGCTCAACAAATCATGGATCCAGAATTCAATGATGAAGGTTGGGTAAGTCCTAAGACAGCTAATCAAGCTCGTCAGTACATCAACTGTGCTAAGGCAATCATGTTTGATGTTATGGATCCATCAAGAAAGGCTGCTTAATGACCTTCAAAGTGAATGGGCACTATTATAAGTGTATTGTTAACCCTCAGTTTGCCTTCTCTGGTAATACTTTGGAAGGCTGGATGTTAACAGCGCAAGATAACGATAACGGTATCATTGACAGTTTACTTAAAGCAAGATTTATCAAGGAGATTATATAATGGGATTAGATATGACAGCATACACCCGCGCGAAGGGTGCCGAAGAAACAACAGAGATCCAATACTGGCGTAAACACAACGCGCTTCATGGTCTCATGGAAGAGATATGGCGTGATAAGGCTGAGTTAGCTGGTGAGGACATTAGCGATGTTCAGTTTAACTGTGTTGAGTTACAACTTACTGAAGCTGATCTTGACTATATCGAGTCACAGGTTGTAGGTGAAACTTTACCAGAAACAGAAGGCTTCTTTTTTGGTCATGACTCAAGGTTTAGTGACGAAGACAAATTAAAGGACTTAGAGTTCATCACTAAGGCTCGTGAAGCTTTGGCCAACGGTGAAGAAGTATTTTACGATAGTTGGTGGTAAGCATGTACATTAATTCATTTATTTGGTAGAATTATATTATGGAAAATAAAAATACAGTAGTTAGTGTCAAGGACATTAAAAGGGGTCGTATGTATACGGTACCAGAGCCAATCGACTATGATGACCTCATAGAAGACGAACGCCAGTTATTAAACGCTATGGCTGATCCCCACTTCAATGGTCCTGGCTACGACGAATAAGACTCTCAGCCAATCAATAAAATATATGCGGACACTGCATAGCACTGCTTCCGATGGGTCAGCTACTAGTGCACTGGTAGTTCCGAGAGTCTTTTTAAAGTACATTAGAGGGGTTAAACTAAGGTACCTCTATTTGACCTAGTGTACTTTAAAAAGGGCCTATAGCTCAGTTGGTTAGAGCAGAGGACTCATAATCCTTTGGTCCATGGTTCGAGTCCATGTGGGCCCACCAAATTATTTTACATTAAATCATCTTTATATTATAATGGAGTTATTATGCAAGATATGAATGTTCGTCAGTTAATCTTAAATTCAATCAAAGATAAAAGCATCACAGTATCCTTTACTAAAAAGGATGGCAGTAATCGCAACATGCTTTGTACTTTAGCAGAGTCATTAATACCTGAAGACAAAAAGCCAAAGACAGAGAATACAAAATTTAGTGATGACGCACTACGTGTGTTTGATTTAGATAAGCAGGAATGGAGATCATTCCGTTGGGACTCAATTAAAACAGTGAAAGGTATATAATGCAATTATTAGAAGAAGATAAAAAGAAGATCAAAGGTGCTTTAAACGAGATCAGTGACTCTATGACTCGTGTTGAGGCTGAGAAGGATTTCGTTAAGGAAGTTCTTAAGAACCTATATGACGAGTTCAAGATCCCTAAAAAGACATTAGCAAAATTAGCTAATACATATCATAGACAAAACTTCAACGAAGAGGTCGCATTGAACGATGAGTTCGAGACCATCTATACCACAGTTACAAACCAAGAATAATTGTACATTAATCCATAACTATGGTATACTGTCATCATGAAAACTAAAAAACCAACCAAAGAATGGAAAGAGAAAGCCCTCGCACAAGGTAAAGGCGACGGCGCTCCTACAGTCACACAAGAAAACTATAAGTCAACATTGATGGCAGCTCTTGGTTACTATAATACTAATGCTGAAAACTCTACACGAGCTAATGCACTTAGGAAATATATCAAAGGCTATGCTAAAGAATGGGACGGTAAACTGTCAATGAAGGACGTATCGTTCAAAGATATCTATAAAGTCTTATCTGATAAGGTGCCTGACTATGAGCTCATCAACATGGGTTCATTATGTATGATCATGGAGAACGGTGGCTTCATATCACCTATAAATCATGATGATATGTTACAAAAGGTCGTAGCTATCTATCACAAGTACAACACAGACGAAGTCATTGATGATAGACCTAAAGCACCAGTCATCTCTATAGATCAGCGCGTAGCAGATGCAGCTCGTGCGGCCTCTGAAGACATTGACTATGCTATCGATAACTTTATTAAAAATAAGACATGGGACTTTAATACTAAAGCACACCTCTTATCCAATAATATATCAGGCATGGTCGCTAAGCGTATCGGTGATTACTATAAGCTTAACGTAAACGAGATCGATGAAGCGCTTGAAGGTAAAGACGAACAGCTTGTAGAAGGCTATTCATTCCTTACTAGGACTGAACTCAAGAAGTTTAGAGCAGCAATCCAATCTATCGTAGATGATTGTGCTCAACACCAAGTTACTGTTAAGAAGCCAAGAGTCACCAAAGCAAAACCACCAGCAGTCATCGTTAAGAAACTTAAGTATATGTTTAAGCATGATCTATTAAACCTTAAGTCTATCAACCCTGCTGATATCGTTGGTGCTAAAGAGTTATGGGTATACAACATTAAGTATCGTAAGCTTGTATCTTATATGGCTGATGACTCTGATACACTATCAGTCAAAGGTACAACGATCATCAACTATAGTATCGCTAAGTCATGGTCATGGACACTAAGAAACCCTGAGAAGTTCTTTAAAGACTTATCTATTGGTAAACGTAACCTTAACACAGCAGTAAAAGCTTTGACTACAAAACCAACTGCACCAAATGGTCGTATCAATGAAGAGACCATATTATTAGGAGCATTTTAAAATTATTATATTAGACTATAGTCAGATTGCTCTGAGTAACATATTACCGTTTCAGAACGATATCAAGCGTCAGTCACCTGAAGAGATCAAGAACCTCATCAGGCATACTACATTATCCACGATTAAGTCATATAAGAAAAAGTATGGTAAAGAATATGGTGAACTAATCATCGCGTGTGATGGTCGAAACTATTGGCGTAAGTCAGTATTCCCACACTATAAAGCACATCGTAAGGCGAACAGAGATAAGTCAGACCTTGATTGGGGTTTCATCTTTGATACGCTCGCAGAGTTAAGACAAGAACTGATTGATCATTTCCCGTACAAGGTACTTATCAACGAAGGCGCTGAAGCTGACGACATCATAGCTACTTTAGTAGATTATAGCCAAGAAAATTTATTGATACAAGAAGGGCTGTTTTACAGCCCTCAAAAGATATTGATCGTCTCATCTGATAAGGACTTCATACAGCTACAGCGCAACAAGAACGTGCGTCAATGGTCACCTATGCAGCGTAAGTATGTAGAAGGATCACAAAAAGATATACAAGAGTATACGATCCAGCATATAGTTAAAGGTGATAGTGGCGATGGCATACCCAACATCTTGTCAAGAGATGACGTGTTTATGTCAGGCGATAGACAAAAGCCGTTCTCAGCTAAGCGTTTACCAGAATTCTTTGAAAAGGGTATCGATGCTTGCAAGAACGACGAGGAACGCAGGAACTATCAGCGTAATCAGACTTTGGTTAACTTCGATCATATACCTAAAGAACTAGCTAAAATCATCATATATACTTATGAGAATACTAAACCTAAAGGTGATAAAAATTCTATAATGAACTATTTAATTCAAAACAAATGTCGTCTACTTTTAGACGAAATCGAGGACTTTTAATATGGCTATTAGATTTTTACCAGAGATATTAGATGAGATCAATAAAGATCCCAAACTATTATCAACCAAATATAAAGGTAATACAGCTTTACGCATAGTGTTTGAACACTCATTCTTACCTGATAAGAAGTTCTTACTACCAGATGATGCACCTCCATTCAAAGCGGATGCAGCACCACTTGGCATGAGTCCAGCTATCTTAACACAGGAGCTTAGACGCTTTTATATATTCTTACGCAAAGACTTAAAACCTATCAAACGTGAAGCCTTATTCATATCATTGTTAGAGTCTGTACACCCAACTGAGGCTGACCTATGCATAGCTATTAAGGATCAAAAGCTACATAAGATGTATAAGAAAATCACTCGTAAGGTGGTTGAAGAGGCAGGGTTCATTGCACCTGAGACGACAGGAGCATAGATTTACATAAATAGATAGTAAGCTGTATGCTGGATAAACTATGAATCCAGGTGAGTTTAAAATTGTCTTTATAATCAACACCTTATGTTAACATGTACTTTTATTAGGAGATGTGGTATACTGTATAGTATGATAAGGCATATATTACTCTATAAGTCAGACACTATTTCAGTCAGCTGTACGTCAGCTGTGTATGAGTTATCTACACGTAGGTTAACCACGTACGTCAAGCAATGCATTGCAGCTGAAAAGACCCTTATCAAAGACATATCCAAAAAATATCCTAAGAAGTCCAAAGGTATCAAGTATGACTTCTTGTTTAAGAACTTCAAAGCTGAGGATATGCTTGGCACTACCGATCAACAGTACGATGACGACTTATTGATTGAGCTCAACTCAAAGAACACTGCTAACTTATGTCGTACCATATCACATGAGTTAGTACATGCCAGACAGTTTATATCTGGCCAATTGAAGTATAACGTTAAGATTAAATACTTAACGTATGAAGGTGAAGCACATCGTTATATCTATCGTAAGCAACCATGGGAAATAGAAGCTTATGCATTAGAACAATCAGGTGCACTTAAGATGAAAAGGTGGCTATTAAATCATGCACATTTTAACCCAAAACTCGTTACACCAGCCATATAAAGCGAAAGTAGTTTCGTTCGAACCACTCCAAGATTGGAAGTTTAAAGTGTCATACTTTGACGACGAAGGTTTTTTATGGACAGAAGTCGTAGATCATACAAGGTTAGAAGGAGAGTTCGTAGATGAACATCTTTTATCTGCATAAAGATCCAGTAAAAGCAGCTGAGATGCATGTTGACAAGCATGTAGTCAAGATGATCCTCGAGTCATGTCAGTTATTATCAACTGCACATCGTATATTGGATGGTAAGCAAATCATGGGTAAAACCAAGACTGGTCGAAACGTCAAACGTTGGATACTACCTGAAGATTTTTTAATAGACATGAACGATGTGATATACCAAGCAACACATGTCAACCATCCATCTGCAGTATGGGCTCGGCATTCAAAAGCAAACTATATGTGGTTACATGAATTGTTAGATGCATTATGTAACGAATACACCTATCGATATGGTAAGGTGCATAAGTGCGAAGCTGATGGGCTTGTAAATATACTATCAATGCCACCGATCAATATACCTGATCTATCATTTACCGAACCGACCCCAGCAATGCCTGACCAATACAAGGTATCTGAGGACTCTATACAGTCATATCGTAACTATTACAATGGAGAAAAGCAACGGATGTTCTCATGGAAGAAAAGGTCAGTCCCTGAGTTTATAAATAAAACAGGAGATAATTATGCCATTGTATGATTTTAGAAACAAGGACACTGGTGAGGTGTTCGAGAAGTTTATGAGTATATCTGCTAAAGAGGAATACTTAAGAGAAAATCCAAACATTGAACCAATGTTGGGTATGAATGCACTCATAGATCCAGTCAGGTTAGGTGTTCGTAGACCAGATCAAGGGTTTAAAGAAGTACTACAACGTATTCACGAAAAGACTGCAGGTTCTCAACTAAATAAATTTAGTAACCACTTATAAAATATGGGTCCGCTGAACCCCATAGCATTATTAAGTTCAGCTGTTAACTTACAAAGGAGAATCACATGTTAACAAACATTATTGTATTTTTAGTTGGTGCTCATTTGGGTGCAAAATACCCACAAAAAGCAACACTAATCGTTGACACAGCTGTATCTTTTGCAAAAGCAGTATGGGCAAAAGTATCAGGTTTAGTGGCAAAATAATGAGCTTCGATTTCGAATTTACTGAGCAAAAACTAGCTAAGATACTTACTCGTAATAAGAAAGTACACGAGTGGTATGAGGCAATGTTTGAGCAGTTACCTCAATTTGAAGTAACTACAGCAAAACGCGTTGCTGCTTTTGTGGCTCAGTGTGCACATGAATCTGCGGACTTCACGACTCTTCAAGAAAACCTAAACTACTCTGCTGATGCATTGAACAAACTGTTTAGTAAGTACTTTGCTTCAGCTGGTAGAGATGCTGCTCCATATCACCGTAAACCTGAAATGATTGCAAACGTAATATATGCAAGCCGTATGGGTAACGGAGATACTGCAAGCGGAGAAGGTTATAAGTATAGAGGACGTGGTCCAATTCAATTAACAGGTAAGGCTAATTATCAAGCGTTTGCAACTGACTTCTTTGAAGATCCAGAAACGGTGATGAATGATCCTGACCTCGTGACAGACGATATACCTACCGCATTATATTCAGCATTATGGTTTTGGAATAAAAACAAACTAAACCGTGAAGCTGATCTAGGTGATATTAAGTTAATGACTAAGAAAATTAATGGTGGTTACATCGGCCTCGAAGACCGAATCAAACATTATAACCACGCCATTGAGATTTTAACAGCTTAATCATTGTACTTTAATTAGACCTTGATATATAATGAAGGTAGCAGTACTATGTAACGGTCCCAGTCGGTCAGCCTATGATCCCAATAAAGAATATGCATACC